CTGCATCGGGCATTTACCACGGCGGGCTGCGGCGGAAGTGTGTTGCTTTTCGGGACGGACCCCTCGGAGCACCGGGCTTATTCCAGGCACGTCACCGCCGAGATATTGACGCATGTCTACCGCCCGGACAAAGGCGACGTGTGGGCCTGGCGGCGGATTCGGTCGGCGAATCACTGGTTGGACACATCGTACAACGCATGCGCAGCGGCGGCGATTCTGGGCATGAAGTCTGTCAGGCAGGACCGTGACGAGAGTGGCGAAGCAGGGAAGAAGCCAACCGGCGCAGCTCCAAGAGCACCGGGACAACCTGGGCGAGCACCGGCGGTGTCGCCGGACCGCCGGGTTGCAGGCCCGCGCGTAATGTCGCGTGTGGCGAGACTTGCGCGATAAGCGCGGAAAGGACTCACTATGTTGAATGGGAAGTGTGACGCGAGATTATTGGCGACCAGAGAGGCCACGATACGGTCTTGGGGTTTGAAGAGGCTCAGGGAGCGATGTAAAGCTTACGGCCTGGCGACTGACGTGGACAAGGCTGGACTGGCGAAGAACCTTCTGGCCCTGCGGAGCGGCGGTTCCGGGTCGCATGTGCACGGCAAGACCATGTGCCCGATGGGATGCGGCGGGTTCGGCGTGGTGAATGGTACGCGAGAGCACCTTCGCTATTTCGTCTGCAATCGCTGCGGGTATAAGTTCAAGATCGGCTATGGGGCATACCGCTCTGGGGGAAGCAGGGCGGTCTCGGCTGAGGTAAAGCCCCCGTCGCCGACGGCGGAGATTTGACATGGCGAAGATCATCTACGAACCGCGTGGAGCCGCCCGCGAGTACAGCCCCCTGGCAGCGAATCTGTACCGGGGCTGTGCTCACGCCTGCAAGTATTGCTACGCCCCAGGCGTGCTGAGGCTGAAGCGCGAACGGTTTGCCGTTGGCAGCCCTCGCCCCGGCGTCATTGACAAGCTGAAGGTGGAGACGGCGGTCATGTCCGTTCGTGGCGATCACCGGGCGGTCCTGTTGTGCTTCACCTCCGACCCCTACCAGCCGATCGAGGCGGAGCATCATCTGGCCCGGCAGACCCTGGAGCTATTCGCGGCGAACAATATCGCCTCGCGGGTGCTGACGAAGAACAGCCTAGCCCGGCAGGACTTCGACCTGATGAAACGCGCGGGCACGGAGTTCGGCGTCAGTCTGGTCTGGACGAACGACGATGACCGGCTGGAGTGGGAACCGTATTCGTCGAGCGTCAAGGCGCGGCTCGATATGCTGGCCGAAGCCCGGAGCATGGGGCTTCGAACCTGGGTGAGCATGGAACCGGTGATCGACCCGGCTCAGGCCCTCGATCTGATCGGGATACTGTCGGGCCAGGTGGACATGATTAAGGTCGGCAAGCTGAACCACTTTAAGTCAGACGTTGACTGGCGGGCGTTCACGACGGACGCTATAGCCATGTTGCGTGATGGCGAGCAGAGCTATTACATCAAAGACGACCTGTGGCGTGCTTCCGGCTTGGCCCCTACCAACAGCGGGCCGGATTCGATCAAGACCTTCGGTGTAGCGCCGGAGATGGTCGCGCCGCAGGCCAAGGCGGAGCCGTCGCTTTGGACTTGAGTATACGACTTCTACAAGGTGACAATATGAAAACAATAGCCACCAGATGGACCGAGATCGACGTATTCGAACAACTTCACCACGCTTGGCCGTCGCCTGCATATGTTCGGCTGCCACAGGTTCGCAATGGGACTGGCTATGCTCGCGGCCAAACCAGGACGGCAGATGCCATTATTGCATCGGTCTACCCCTCACGCGGGCTATCGCTCACAGGCGTAGAGATCAAAGTGAGCCGAGGCGACTGGAACAAAGAACTCCGGAACCCAGCCAAAGCTGATGAGATCGGCAAGTATTGCATACGCTGGTATATCGCAGCCCCGGCGGACTTGATAACCAAGGCCGAGCTACCGGATGCCTGGGGCCTCGTGGAAGTGACTCACAATACTGCCAAGATAGTCAAGCGGGCACCGCAGCGAGATTGTGTGCCCCCGGATATATTGCTCGTGTGTTCGATCCTGCGAGCGGTAGACGCCGTCTGTGTGCCACGGCAGAGCCTTGACAGGCGTGTGCAAGAGGCGTTTGAACGCGCGCGGGGCGAGCGGGTGAAGGCTGTTGAGGAATGCGAGGCGACATGGCGAGACCGCGTGTCTGCGTTCGAGGAAGCATCAGGCGTCAAGATTGGCGACACTTGGGACATAGGCCGCGTCGGTAACGCCCTGCACAGCATTGTCGAAGCAGGTTCCATAGTGAAGGCCATGAAAGCTCTCAGGGTGGATGTTCAGCGCAAGGTATACGCTATGACACGAGCAGCCGAGCGAGCAGAATCGCTCTTGCAGGATATAGATAACATCGGAGCATCGGTCAGAACACGGGACGAAATACCCTCCGCAAGCGGGCAGTGAAGAGCTTACGCCTGCCCATGTAGCGCCCATGTGATCGTCGGCAATAACGCCGGAAACAGGAGCAATGATGGACCTGAGCCTCCGCGACAAAGTGATACTCGGTATGACGCGGGGGATGCTCGGCGTTCGCGCGGCCCTGGAATACTGCGAGAAGGCCGGTCAGTCGGCTGGCGGGGCGAAGGCGATTGTCGCTAGCGCCCGCAAGCAGATTACGAAAGCCTCCGACTTCTCGCGAGACGAGGAACTCGGCAAGGCGATTATCCGGTTCGAGAAGCTCTACAACGACAGCATCTCGGCGGGCGACTATCGCGCCGCGCTGCAGGCTCAAGACAAGCTGAATCGGCTACTGGGGCTTTACGGCATGGAAGAGGCTCAAGGCGCGGCGGAAGCTGTCGATGACGCGGAGGATCCGCCGGGTATTCCACCACCTGGCCGAGCGGAGAGCCGGGGGAAAATCGAATCCGCTCAGCTACGGGACGTCGTCGGGGCGATTGTAGAGCACCTCGAACCGCTGGACCTGCCGGCGACAATCGAAAACACTGACGCGGACCTGATCGCCCTTGCCGCCCAAGAGGTCATTCGGCTGCGAAAGGCCCTTGCCAAAGCCTCGAAGGTCGGCAAGAGATCCGCCAAGCAGGGCACGAAAGCTCGCAAAAAGTTGGTTGGGGGCCGCAAAGCGAGGCCTGCGAAGGCCAAATCGCCCCATAATCTCCACCGGGGCCAGCAGAAGCCGCCTGAATAGCGCCACGCTTGATCTTTGCACGCCATCAGGCACGCACCGGGGATATACCACTAACCACCCGTCAGAAGCGCAAAGTCGCTCACAGGGCCGCTCAGGACGCCCAAAAAGATCGTCCAGTTCTGGAAGAGCGTTCTGGCTTTGATGATAAATCTTCCGACACTTTGGGTATGGCAACCACCACCTCTGAGAAACTTACCGCGATCGACACCCTGATAGACGAGTATATCGCCAACGGTGCGCGCCGGTCATTTGTCCTTGACGGCGCGACCGTCACGTTTGACGGCCTGGCCGCGATGACTGCCTACCGCGACCAACTGACATCTCGGCTGGCAGCGTCGAAAATGAAGGGCGGTCGCCGCTTCGCCAACCTTGGGGGCGCATAATGGCCAAGGCCACAGCGCGCCTCACGCCGCTTGACACCGCCGCGAGTTCTCCGGCGAAGGGCGAGCAGTTCCGGGCAGCGGCAAGACCCGGCCCGATCGGGCGTGGGCTTGATCGGACGATACGCGAGTTTGCGCCGTCATGGGCGAGGCAGCGCCAACTGGCACGCGGCCTTTGTGCTGTCGGCGACGGCTTTGACGTGGCAACGACGAGCCGCAATAACCGGGCGAGAAACTACAGCGGCGGCAACGCCGACATCCACCTGCAGCCGCGAACGCTGTTCAAGCTGCGCGAGATTTGCCGCGACGGTGACCGCAACTCAGCGGTCTTGCACGGCATCATCGACCGGTGGATCGACAACGTGATTGGCCCGACGTTCAGCTTCCAAGCTCGCACCTCGGATGACGGCTGGAACAAGGCCGCGTTTGAGTTGATCGATGCGAAGTTCTCAGACCGCAGGGAGGACATCAGAAACAAGCTGACCCCTCGGCGCATGATACGTTCGTGGCTCAGGTCGATAGCAACTGACGGCGATTGCCTGGTCAACTTCACAACGAAGGGCATCCGCACTATCGAAGCCGACCAGCTCGTCACTCCGTTCGGCTCCTGGGGATCGGCCAACTCGAAATACGCGAAGCAGAAGATCGTCAACGGCGTGCACGTCAACCCGGCGACAGGGGCGGACCTTGGCTATTATGTTGCGAAGCGAAGCTGGGATGGATTCGTACCAGCCACGTCGTGGAATGTCGAGGTCGACTATGTGCCGGTCAGAGAAACTTTCATGCCCGCGAACTATGTTCGGACCAGTCAGACTCGAGGAACTCCGATTCTCGCGCCTGCACTAAACACTTACGACCACCTCGACGGATACATGACGAACGAACAGATCGCCGCTGAGGTCGCGAGCAGCTTGGTGTATTTCATTAAGCGGGCGGACGCCTCCTGGTTCCTGGACGATACGGGCGAGCTTCCGGATTGGCTCAAAGAGCAGACTTCAGCAGATGGTACGCAGCGGGTGCTTGAGAAATCTGAGCCGGGCCAAATTCTGGCCGGAGCAGCAGGCGATGAGGTCGAGATGCTGAATCCCGGTCGACCCGGCGCGACCTTCGACCCGTATGTGACAACGTCGCTCCGGTTGATAGGAGCCTCCGTTGGAATGCCGCTGGAGCTTGTGCTGCTGGACTTCTCGCGGACGACCTACGCGTCGGCGCGCGCTAGTCTGTTGCAGGCATATCGGACGTTCCAGGTATGGCAGTATTTCGTCATCTCTGAGATGCTGACTCCGCTATATCGCCGCTGGATTGGTCAGGCGATGGTTAAGGGCGACCTGACGCTCCGCGATGACGCCTTTCGCGTTCACTGGCAGATGCCCGTGTGGGCGTGGCTCGACCCGCTCAAGGCGGTCCTGGCAGCGGAGCGAAGCATTTCGATGGGCATGGACACCCTGACTCAATACATCGAGCGGGAATATCAGACCCTTGGCGACTACGTCCGCGAGCGCAAGGATGAGCTTGACGCTTTCCGACTTGCGGGTATACCGACCTCGACGGCGGCTGAGAACCTGGCGGGGGACCCGGCGATCATGGCCGCTGTGTTAGGAAACTCAGAATAATGCCAAGCACGAAAACACGCAGAGTATCGACGCCCAGCAAGACACGTCACGGCGCGCTGTTGAATTATCTCATGGCCTCTCCGGTCTGGGCGATAGAACCAACCATGATGCAGAACCTTTGTGCCGTCCTCGAGCGGCATATCAACGGGATCAAGCTGGCCCCGGCTGAGATCGAGGCGGTTGTGTCTCGGCGAACGATCGCGGCACAGTCAAAGGCGGTGGCGTCTAACATACCGACCGGCCTGGCGGTGATCGAGATCAGCGGCATCATTGCGAAATACTCGTCGCTGGTCAACGGCGACAGTCAGCCCCAGGGTACGTCGGTGGAGCAGATCAGGAACGAGCTTCGCACGGCGGCGCAAGACTCGAATGTTGCCGGTATCTTCCTGCGGATCGAATCGCCTGGCGGATCAACGGATGGGCTTGCCGATCTTGCCGACGAAATATACGCGACGGCGCGCGAGAAGCCTGTGGTAGCCTATGCCGACGGTAGCGCGATGAGCGCGGCCTATTGGCTCGGCAGTCAGGCCAGCCGGTTCTTTGCCGCTCAGGACGCATGGGTAGGCTCGATCGGGGTGTACACATACCTGATCGACTCGAGCCAGGCTGCTGAGGATATGGGGATCAAGGTGATACCGATAGCGACGGGCCCGGACAAGGCCGTGGGTCTTGACGGCGTCCCGATCGACGACGAGCAACTGGCATCATGGCTTGAGAACGTAGAAGCGACGTTCGCGCCTTTCAAGGCGGCGATACTCCGTGGCCGGTCATTTGCGGGGATCGACCTGATGAGCTTGGAAACTGTCAGCAGCGGTCGCCCCTGGGTTGCCGACGCTGGGCTGGGCCTCGGCCTGGTCGATGCGATCATGACAATCGACGAGGCTATTGCCGCCACTGTGATGATGGCCTCTGTGGGGTCTGGAGCTATTGACGGCACTGACGACGCCCTGCCTATCGGAGCTTCGTCGGGAATGGAAATCATAGAACTGAACGCCGGTGGCGATGGACAAGCAAAAACACCGGCGAAGGAAAAGCGCGGCGACGCGCGGGAAAGGAATGGCGCAATGGCAAAAGTGGCGACGAAAAACACCGCGAAAGCCGCCGACGCAAATCTTCCAGCATCTAGCGAAGAGACTGTCGTGGTGGCTGGAATCGAAGAGCTTGAGGCGGCTTTCCCCGACGACCCGAGGCGGGCGATCTCGGCATTGAAGGATGGGCTGACGGTCGAGTCGGCGAAGGCCCAGGCGTATGACGACCTGCTCGTGGCGAGCAGCTCGAGGACCGCCGCCGACGCTGAGACCATCAGCACGCTGCAGGCGAAGGTGACGACCCTGGAAGGGCTTGTCGGTTCGGTCGGCCTGGACGTGGACGCATCCGCAACCTTCGACAGCTCTGACGGCGTGGACAAAACAGCCCGCGACCAAGAGAAGGCGGCTGACTTGGCAAAGACTGCCGGGTCGACCACGGGCCAAGTCTACGCGGCCCGCGTTAAGGCCCTGATAGCTGAGGGCGAGTCAAAGGGCTCGGCATACGCCAAGGCGGCGCAGGAACTGCCCGACGAACATGCCGCCTGGGTAAAAGAGGACAACGCGGAGGCGGTGTAGGCTCCGGCAACTGCGGCAACGAAAGCGACACTCAAATATAAGGACAATCAGACATGGCATACAGTAACGAAGGACCCTGGACGATGACGGCGGGCGAGGCCTTGGAGCCTTATCGCTTCGTCTTGATTTCGAGCAACGAGGCGATATACGCCGACGCCGGAGAAGAGCCGGTGGGCGTGACGCTCAATAGGGTGGCTGATGGCGGCCTCGTCTCTATTCAGCCGCTCAACGCCACCATTCTGCAGATCGAAGCTGCGGGCGTGGTCGCCGACGGCGCTGCGCTCTACGTGGCGGATAATGGGGAGTGCGACGACACGGCGGTCGGTACGCAAATAGGCATCAACATGAAGGGCGCTGCGACGGTCGACGGCGAGCGATTCTCCGCCCTGCTGTGGGGTCCGCGAGGCGGGTCAAGCCTCACGGGGTCGATGGCTGGCAAGATTCGCTACAAGGAAGATTTCTTCTCTGGCAACATGACCGGCGGGAAGTTCTCCGAGACGGCTGATCAGGCCGAATGGCTGAAGTCTTCGACCGACGGCAGCGCTGGCACCGCCGATGCCTGCCTCGTGGTGGACGACGCCCAAGGCGGAATTCTCAGTCTGACCTGCAACGCCGCCAACGCCGACTTGGAGAACCTCCAGCTCAACGGCGAGTCTTTCAAGCCCGCAGTCGGAAAGCAACTTTGGTTTGAGGCCAAGGTCGCTCTGCTGGACGTGAGCGCCTGCGATTTCTTCATCGGCATTGCAATCGCATCGGTCAATTCGCTGACGGCGACCGATAGGATCGGTTTCCAGAACGATCACGACGGAAATATTCAGTGCGTCCTGGAGCAGAACGGCACCGAGTCGAAGGTTGATTCCACGAGCGACATCACCGACTGCGCACTGGTCACGTCGTTTGGGACGAAGGCCGTTCGCTTGGGCTTCCACTGGGACGGCGTAAGCGCCGTGAAGTATTTCGTCGATGGCGTGCTGAAGAAAACTCAGACGGACAACGCGACGACCGTTGTTGTGCCCGACGACGAAGCCCTCAGCCCATGTATGCTCATTAAGACGCATACAGGAGCTGGCGCGGTCCAGACGGCCTTCGTTGACTATATCGACATCGTCGCGGAGAGATGACCCCGGCTCGCCGGAAACGAAGCGATTATGGATCGCTGACAAGCTGAAAACACGAAAGGACATGCGAAATGGCAATGATACTACAAAGCGGGACCTCGCTTCGGCGAGACCTGACGGCGCTGGCGGTCGACTACGTGGACGCGGAGGTGCAGGCCTACGGGTTCATCGGTCAGCGTGTCGCGCCGCTGACGAGCGTCGACGAGCAGGCCGCGAATTATCCGGTTCTGAGCTACGAAAACTTCGTCCGGTTGGCGACGATGGACAGAGCGCCGGATGGGGCGTACAACTTCATCGACATGGAAGTCGGAGATAGGTCGTATTCGTGTAGCGATCGCGGCTTGGCTGCCCGGCTCGATGACCCCGCCACCAAGCGGCTCAGCGGCTACTTCAACGTCGAGGCTACCGCGTTGAGGGTGCTTGTGCACCAGATGCTGCTGGCTGAGGAAAAGCGGGTCGCAGATGCCGCGTTCAGCACTGCGACCTACAGCGCAAACGCCGCGTCCGCCTCGTGGGGCACGGTTGGCACTGACATCATCGGCGACATCCAGACAGGCTGCGATGCGATTCGCGCCCTGACGGGTATTCCGTCGACGATGCTGAGCCTGGTAATCTCAGCCTCAGAGTTCATGAACGTCACGCGTAACACTGCGATCTTGGCACAGGTGAGCGGGACATACGCCATCGACGGCGGGATTCGCCCGGCGCATCTGAAGCCTGCGGTCATCGCGCAGATTCTGGACCTGAAGGAAATTCTGGTTGGGCAGGGTTCCTACAACTCCGTTGGCGACGGCGCTGCCGTCTCCATGAGTTCGGTGTGGAACGAAGAATACGCTCAGATTGCGCTACTGGGCAGCCCAGGCGATCAGACGAAGCTCCAGGAGGCCGCGTTCATGCGAACGCTGATTTGGACCGCTGACAGCCCGACCAGCCCCACGGTCGATCGGTACTACGACGACGACCGCCGGTCGCAGATCGAGCGGGTCCGGCACAATACGGCGGTGGTCGCAACGGCTGAAGCCGACCTGTGCAATCACCTGATCACGATCACTTAGGGTCTGGATGCTCACATGAGCACTCTGGCTGAACAGCTCGCTAGTCAGTTGGATAGCATCTTGGAAACGGCAGGCGAGGCGCTGACGCATACGAGCGGCGGCGTCGACACGGCTATCGATTTCGGTAGGTTCGCCGAGAATGCTGCTGAGGCCTCGCGCGATGCGCGGGACGGTCAGCAGCATCGGCGAACGGCGGTGGCGGTTATCGCCGCAGCGGATGTTGCCTCTCCGGAGATTGACGACGAAATCACGCGCGGATCGGACACGTCCGTATGGACAGTGTCCGGCCCGCCTGTGCCGATCGCTGGCGGGGCTTACTGGCGTTTGCAACTCGTGAACCATTACTCCGCAGCGAAGCACGGCCAGGGCTATCGACTTGACCGATAAGGGTGGAGCGTGCCGGCGCGCCGGCATGACTATATAGATCGGAGAAAGAATGTGCCCAGAGAACAACGAATACGACCTGTACAACGAGACATGCAAACCTGAGTTCGCCCGTATCCTGGAGGCCATCGTCAAGCTCGACGAGTCGATCAGAGGCAATGGCAAGCCTGGAATTCAGTCACGCTTGTTGCGGCTGGAAGATGCCGAGAACAAGCGCGAAAAGTTGCTGTGGGTCATAACGGCCTGCACCGTCGGGCTGGTTGGTCAGGCGCTGTGGCAGTTTTTCTCGGGGCACATGACAGGCGGATGATAAGAGCGGTGCAGTAGACCGCAAGGAGCATCAGTATGAAACGGATGCGATTGAGAAGCACGGTTGCCGCAGCCGGTTGTGCAGCGATGGTGCTTGTCGTGGTGATGTTCGTACAAGGCGGCTGCCTGTCGGCTGCCGGAAACTCCTCTGATTCACAGCGCACTGAGGAAGTAGCTGATCAGATCGACACCGCAGCGGGCGAGAGCCTCAAGGCTATCGGTATGCTGTTCGGTTCGTCGGTTATTCTCGGCGCGGGTGCTCTGTGGGGTCGGTGGAAACCGGCTCGCCTGGCGGCTGACCTTATTGCCAGCGTGCAGGCGGCAAGGCAAGAACTAAAGACAACGGGACAGGAAGCAACGCTGGCCGCTGTGGACAAGGCACTATCCTATGCCCAGACGGACGCGACCAGAGCCGCTGTCCGCAAGTCGAAGGCGTCTCACAAGCTGGCGAGCGTGACTGAAGCGTTGGAAGAGAGTATCGAAGAAAGTTGAGCAATGGCCGCTGAGACGAATTATATCTGGGGTCCGATAGCGAACCTGCGAGCGATGGTCAGCAGGAGCGGGACGTTCCAGACGCTCGTCGAGGCCACGGGCGAGGGGGCGGATGCCTTAGCCGCGTCCGCTCTGGGGCACGTCTATTGCCCCGGCCTGCCGGGTCCGATGGCCGACATTGTCGCGGCGCGTCCGTTCTCCATTGTGGATCAGGGCGGCAACCGTTCACTCACGCGGCACAGTTCCAACGGGTTCACGTCTGAAGGCTCGGTGCAACTCCACCTCGAGGCGGATGTCCCAGCCGCGCATCAGGGCGTGACGGCGGCGAAGTGGGAAGCCGCGCATAATTGGTTTGCCGATATCGTGGGCAGCATCATCGAGGAGCTGTTCGCGGATTCGGCAGGTCTTTACCTTCACGGCGTGACTCTGCTTTATGGGCCAAGTCGAGCTGACCCGAAGGTGGCGAATAACGAGGGCGACCATTACCAGGTCGGCTTTGAGTTCACTTGGACCGGCGCGGGATAAACCAAGATGATTCGCGGCAGTATCACATTCAAGTCACACGGCATGAAAGGCCCGGAGCTGCGGGCTGCTATCAAGGAAGAGCTTTCCGAGATCGGGCTGAAGTGGCATCGTGACATTTTGCCCGGCCACTTCGAGACGTGGGCCGCGCCGAAGTATCACTACACGCGCCGCAGCGCCAAGTATCTGAAGGGCAAGCTGCGGGGTAGGCACGGCAGCAGGCCGCTCGTCTACTGGGGGCAGCTTGAGGCTCAGGTGACGCGCATGGCGAAAGTCAGCAGCACGTCGAAGGGCGTCAAGGTCGTATTGAGCGGCCCCAGGTACTTGTATATGTACCGCAAGGGCGGCGAGCGCGTCGACAAGGCCGCTGAGCTGACGGCAACGACCCAGGGCGAAGCGAAGATGATGGCGAACCTGCTGGAGAGCCGGATGGTGAAGCGGCTGAATGCCCAGACCGAAGTCAAGACCGTTTCTATATGAGCGTGAGGAGTACAAGCTATGGCATTATCAGAACGATGGAAATTATGTGCGGTCGCTATTGACGAGGTGGTGATCGGTCAGATCACGAGCCAGAGCGTCTCTTCGAGCGTGCAGGAGTTCTTGGCCCGAGACAGCGGCGGGCTTTATTCCAAGGCCGTCGCCGTTGACGGTGAGGACTTGCGAATCAGTTTCACCACGTCGGCGATCAAGACCGCGCTGGCCAAGATTGGTCTTACCGGATTTCACGTTACAACCGCTGCCGAGTGTGTCCTGTATTTCCAGCAGTATACCAGCGGTGGCGGCATTGCGACGGATTCATGCGTGACGTTCACCATTGGCGAGGGTCTTGCCGTCTGGCGGGGGCTGAACGCTTCTGTCGGCGGCGGTCCGGCGACGGCGACGTTCGAGGTTATAGGCATTTCCTCTGACGGGACCACCTCTCCAGTCGCCAAGGCCACCTCGGTTGCTAGCCCGACATGCGCGACGGAGGAGCTCTACGGGGTCTCCGGCAGCACCGGCGTTCAGTCGCTATCGGTGGACACCGGAATTGAAGTCACCGTAGATCGTGGCGACGCGAGCGTATATCCGACCCTGGCCGCTATCACGGGTATTCAGCCGCGCGTGTCTATTGTGCAGGCGACGATGGGTGCGTTCGGGGCCAGTGCGACGATCGGCTCGATCGCTCTGTCCAGCGTTACGGCTGGCGGATATCGCGGCGCGACGCCGATCACACTCACCTTTAACGAGGAGATGGACTACGTTACCGAAGTCGGTGCTGACGGGATGACTAACGTCTCAATAACCCCGGTCTTTGACGGGACCAATGCCCCGATCTTGATTACCGGAATCACTTAATGCCCCAGGAGAAGCGATGGAGTTTCTGTATTTAATCGAAGGTGCGAAGGCCCTGGCCCGAGGCGACATCGAGGCCGCTGGTCTCGCGGACGTTCTGGACGCTGGCGCCACGGCCACGCGCGAAGTTATGCGCGGCCCGGCCGCCTCTGGCGGGATGCTGGTCGCCTCGTCGAAACTTGAGGCTTCGAAGCTCCTGTATGATCCTGACAATCAGTGCTGGCAGCCCCGCAGGTCTTCGACGCCGGGCGTATCAGTTCACGTCGGCTACTGGCTATCGGATCGGCCCGGTCCTGCTGATCTGGCCCGCCTCGAGCAGATCGGCGGGTATGAAGTCAGCCTGGCCGACGAAAACACATACACCATACCGACGGCCAGAATCTTCCCGCAGGGCACGGCGATGCCTGAGTCTCTGGCCCTTGGCCCTGATGGCGAACTCGTTAAGACGGTCCTGCCTAAGTTCGTGTCGGCCTGCCGCATCGCCGAGCGGATCTGGAATCTTCACCTCCAGGCTCTGGGGCTGCTGGAGGACGGCGAAGATGCACCGGAAGCGATGGAGGACGTTGAGGCGTTCAAGACGGCCTGCGACATCCTGGCTATAAACTACCGGCTCGGCTCGGCAGAGATAAGCGCCCTTGGCCTGCTGACCACGCATAATATCCCGGCGGTGTTCTGGGCGTTTGTGGATGGCCCTGGATTCGCCGAGGCTCAGCAGGCGCGGTCTGAGGCGGCGTCAAAAAAAAACGATGCCGAAACCTCCGATTCCGCCGGTTCGAACTCTGGAGGGCAGGCCTGATGCGTGACTACCTGCCAACGTGCGCGGACCTTGAATGGTTCTCAGAATTGACGGACGGATAGGCTAAGATATGGCGACCGTAAGTTTCAAGCTCGAGGCCGAACAAGCCAAGCTCGTGAGCGCCGTTCTGAAGGCTGACGATTCGGTCAAGAAGCTGATCACCAACACCCGGAAGCTCGGCACCACCGGGCGCAAGGCGGGCAAGGCACATTCCTCTGCAATGGCGGGGGCGGGCAAATCCGCCGCCAAGGCGTTTGGCAGTATGGTGATGGGGTGGGCGTCGGTCGGCGCCGCGATCGCTCTGG